ACACATTCAAGGTGGTGGTGAATTTCCAGAGTGGATGCAGAATAAACTTTCTGGCACACATGAACAGATGAAAGGACTTCATGCAAATATTGACCATAGTAATGTGGAAAGTGTTAAAGAGGAACTTGATCTTGATGAATTAAAGATGGATGACCCTAAGTTGGTTCGTGCATTTGACAAGATGAAGAAGGGTGACACTATCAAACTCAAAACCAGTTCTACAATCAGCAAGGGAACAGACTTTGTTGATTATGTTGTGAAATCAAAGAATGTGGTAAACAAGGGAAGAGTTGAAAAGATTACTCTTGCAACAAAAGGTAATGAAGGTTCAGTTAAGAAGTTCCTATACAAGAGAGATGGTAAGGTAACATTTGCTATCGGAGATATGGGTGCATCTATTGATGACATTAAAGAAGGAACATGGGCTCTTCCAGATTCACCAAAGGCAAAAGATGCTTTGAAAAAACTTATGTCTAAACCAATTAAACTTGGCAAAGAAGGTGATGATGCTTCAGACAAACTCTATGCACTTATTGGTGATGATGAGTTGTTTGATGACTTGTATGTTGCTGGTAAGAAGAATCCAAACGGTGATGCGAGGGATATTGTAAAGAAACATATGAAGCGTCTTGGTATCAAAGAAGAAGTTGAACTAGAAGAGGCAATGTTGAACCTCAAACTAGTTACCTATCAGGCAAAAGAAGCACTTGGTAAGATTAGACATAAGGTTGCACAGAAGGGTGGTAAGTATATCATCTCTGTTGACTCAAACGATGAAGAAGATGCACAGAAGGCGATGAAAGATCATCCTTTGTATGTTGCTGGTAAACTGCGAGTTGTTCCAGAGTCAGTGGAAGAAGGTGTAGAACCTATCCAGTGGCCTTCCCAACCACTAGAAGAGAAACTAAAAGTCTCTGATGGTTTGGGTGCATGGATTGATGACTTCAAGAAATCAGACGCACCACAGTTCAAAGGTAAGTCTGATGAAGAGAAGAAGAACATGGCAATCGCTGCGTTTACAGATGCTGGTGGTAAACTAGAATCTGTTGAAGAGGCAGTAGACGCAAAGAAGGTTGTTGCATATTTGGTTAAGAAAGGTAACAATCCTAAAGAGGCAGAATCAATGGTGAAGAAGGAACTTGCTGGTGCAATCAAGGCATATCCTAATGCACCAGTTGCCAAGATTGCAGACTATATTCGTTCTGTTGCAGAAGAAACTGAACTAGACGAAGCACCAAAGATGAAATATGCTCTTGTTGGAACAGATATGAAAATCTATTCAATGGGCAGTGATGAGAGAGATTTGAGGTTGGATCGCAAAAGTCTTGAAAAGAGATTCAAAGATGTTGCACCACTAAAAATGGCAAGACTTAAAACTGCACAAAGTATTGGTGATAAAGTAGATAAGTCTCAACTCAAAGAAGAAGAAACCCCTGCCAACGATCAGGCAAAGAAAGTCGATCAAGGTAAGGAAGATCAAAAGAAAACAAGAATTGCTCAATTGCAGTTGCAAATTGCAAAGGCACAAGAGACAATAAACAAAATCAATCGGGCATCCGAAATTGAAAAAATGAGAAAAGGAGAATAATATGTCCAAGAAGTATTTCGATACAAAAGCGGGCAGTCTGGAGAGTGCCGTTCTTGAGGCAGTTTCTCCAGCACAACAGGCCGCAATCGCAATTGCGAAAAAAGAAAAAGGTGAAAAACCTAAGAATGAAGAAAAGGTTGAATGTCCTAAGTGTAAAGGCGAAGGATGCGACCATTGTGATGGCAAAGGTTATCATATGTCAGAAGCAAAACTTCAAGAGAAACCAGCAGACTTGTTAGTTCTACAGTTCAGAAGTTCTAGTGACGCTGCAAGAGCATACAAAGTTCTTACACAAAAAGTTGCTGGAAACATGGTGCCTTACGAAGATGCATACGATGAGGGTGACGAACTCGTAATCGAATTCCCAGATGATGCAGACAAGTTGATGAAGGATATGAAGTCTAAAGGTGCTCCATCATTCAAGGTTCTAGAAAGAGAAGAGTATTCTGACTTTGCAAAAACTAAGTCTGAAGAACTTACTGCAAAACAAAAGAAAATTGACTTGAACAAGAACGGTAAAGTCGATGGTGATGATCTCAAAAAGTTGAGAGCAAAGGCAGAAGAAGTAGAACTTGAAGAGAAGTATTCTGCAAAACAGTATAAAATGGCATTTGGTGTTCTTAACGACCCTCGTTGGAAGGGTGGTAACATGACACAGATTGTCACTACAATCGAAAAGATTGCAAAAGGACTTTCTAAAGACCCTGCTGTTGCTAAGGCAATCCAAATAACTAACGAACAGATGCAAGAGTCGATGTCTGCATATGCAAATGCGATTTCTATGTGGAAAGAAGGTTATTGGGGTGCAAAGAAAAAGAAGTCTGAAGAAAAAGAAGACGAAGTAAAAGGCAAGAAAACCATGACTGGCAAACCTCTAGATAAGATTGAAGTTAGTCCAGAAGATAAAGACGGTGAGTAATGAAAAATATTTCGGAACTTCTAAAAATTTCCGAAGAGGATTTGCCTGAAATTTATTGTGACATGGATATGGTTCTTTGTGACTTTATCGGTGGTTACGAAAAATTGACAGGTAAATCCTTTGTCTCTACAGACAAGGAAGAACGCTGGGAAGCAATTAAGTCAAAGAAAGATTTTTGGCATACATTGCCTTGGATGCCTGGCGCTCAGACGATGTGGAAATTTATCAATCGTTACAACGCAAACATTTTGTCTGCATATTCTAATAGGGATAGAAATTCACGCCCAGGCAAAACTGCTTGGTTAAAGAAAAATGCCTCACCCAAAGGTAAAGTTTATCTTGTTTTAAGAGCAGAAAAGCAGAAATATGCAAAGACTAACGGTAAACCAAATATTCTGATTGATGATTATTTGAAGAATATTAAAGAATGGGAAGCCGCTGGGGGTATTGGGATTCACCATACGAGCCCATCTAATACTATTGCTCAATTGAAGAGAAATGGATTTAGATAAATAGAACTATAAACAACCATTAAGGAGAATAACAATGGCACTATGGGGAAATGTTGACCAAGCGTCTGACAAACCTAAGAATCTTACTACCGCTCAGAAGACTGCTGTTGCTGGAATTTCAGAAGCAGAAGCACAGGTTCAAGGTAACAAAGATAAAGGTGTTGCACACGCTGGATGGGTAACAAATAACACATATACAGATCAGCATGGTAGAACTCGTAACAAGACTGAAGTTTTTGTTGCAATGTCTTCTATTACTGGTGACGATAACACTGACGATACAACAATCGGTGCAGATGTATAAGTAGTATAAACTACGGAGTAGATTATGGCAAAGAATGAAAAGACAATCACTGTCAGTGACATTGAAAAACGAAAGAAAGATTTGGAAAAAGAACTTGAAGGACTTCAAGGACAAATCCAAAAAATAGATAGTATGAGGGTGCAGTTGACCGCACAGGGTAATGCCGTTAATGGCGCAATCCAACAGTGTGACTTGTTTCTGCAACAACTTGAGTCGAATCCCGACAGTAGCATTCCCTCGCAAGACGATAATACTGCCCTAAAGGCAGTATTGAGTTGAGGGTTAAAATAATTAAGGAGAAAACAAATGGCAGATAAAAAGATTACTGCACTAACAGATTTGGGTAATAACCTTGCAGCAGAAGACTTGCTTCATGTAATTGATGACCCAAGTGGCAACCCTGTTAATAAAAAGATTTCGGTTGCAAATGTTTTTAACAACATTCCAACTTGGATTGCATTGGACGATACAGTTCATGTATGTGACCAAGTCGCAGAGGCAATTGATGTTGCTTCATCAATCACTCACATTGACACTACTAATGGTGCTCACGCCGGTTCACTTGGTGCTGGAAGTAACGGACAACTTAAAATCATTACAATGACTGTTGACGGTGGTTCTGGTGCAAATGATTCTGTTGTTACAGTAACAGGCGCAGCATGGGGTGGTGCTGGAACTATTACCTTTGCAGATGTTGGAGATACCGTAACTTTGCTATCTACTAACTCATCATGGGTTGTTGTTGGTTCTTACGGCGTAACTATTGCTTAAGGAGAAAAGCCATGACAGTTAGATACGGTGCGAATGGTCAACCCATTCCAGAAAAGAAAAAACCAGAAGCACTTCAAGAAATCCTAGAAGTCAACCCTAATGTTGTAGAAGAGGTTGTCGAAGAGGAAATCGAAGAAGTTGTAGAAGAGGAAGATGAAAATGAAGACCTTTAACAAGTATCTTGATGAATCACACAATGCAAACATTGATGTGGGACATCAACCAAGTGGGCCTGACTTTTCTAATGATCTCTCCAAACCAGAAACTATCGAAAGAATCAATTCTTTCCTAGGCGCATTGGGTGGTATTGAACACCTAGTTGCAGAACACGCTCTAAATAAACTTAGAGAGAAACTAGGAAGACTTTCTATTTCTTTTGATAACTTTGATTTGTCAGAGAGCGGTGGTTCGTATTCTATGCCACTGACACAGTTTGGTGGAAGAATTGGAAAAGACGAAAATGGCGATGTGAACGATGATGGTATTTCTCACAAGGTTGAGGGTGGACTATCAATCGAAATAATGCACGAAAAAACTTCAGCAGGAACACATTTTATTAAAGCCAGAATCGTCTAATAAACGGTAAGGCATTATGTTTGAGAAACTAACTAATGATAATATAATAATGTTTGCTATCAAGCATTATGATAATCCACAGTGTGAAGGTGAAGCTGAATTTTACGATGACATGAAACGCTTTAAGTATATAAAGCGTCTATTGAAAAAGTATAATGAAACAGGTGAGTTAAAAGAACGGTTGATATTGAACCATATGACTGTTATCAGTAATTTGTTCGGAACGGACGCCGGTTCAACACTGTTGCTCTTTAAGATAGAACCAGAGTATTGGGGTGTTCTTAAAACATTTATGAACTTCCTTAATATGCTACCGATAGGGGAACTTAAAGAGATTGAAGAAGATAAAGAAGTCAAAAAGGTATTAGAGAAACTATAATGGGTAGAGCGATAGACTTATTTGTTACATACCGTTTCTTGCGTTTGTTGACAACACCATTTGAAGAAAGTGATGCATTTAAGAAAGGCATCATTGACGCAAAGGGTAAAAGAACAGACATGAGATTAACTACGGCAGATCAGAAGAACTCGTATACGATTCTTCATAAGTTGGTATTTAACATCAAAAAGATATTCCAAAAGGTGCCAGGACTACGCACTAAAATTGGAACATATGCCGCAGCACTATTTCTACTCAAGGATACTTTCAAAGAACATATTGAAGACCCTCAAATGTTTGAGAAAGAATTTCTAAAGTATCTTAAAGAGAACAATATTGAATTGGATGACACTATTGCTGAAGAGGTAACTCTGGACAATGGTAAGTTGTCAAAAGGAATCTATACTTTGGTTCAAGATGTTGCCACTGCTGAAGAGTCTGAAGAAGAGTTTGAAGCACTAGAAGGTGATGAGGTAGAAGTATTTGAAGATACTCCACCAGAAGATACTATTCTTGGTGTCGATGTATTTCCAGTAATTCATAAGAAAACAAAGCAGAAGATATTTGTCTCTGCTGAAGATATAAAGGAAGTAGATATAGGGGATATTCTATGAGCGTCAAATTCGATGACATTATGAAGAAGTTCTACGATGATCCCAAACTTGGGATTAAGAAAGTAGAAGAAGAGGCACCAACCAACAATGCTGGTAGTGGTGCAGTTTCTATGCCACCAGATGCACAGATGGCAAAGAAAAAGAAAAAGAATCCATACGATGGTAGAACAAAAGAAGCAAGACAATTCTTTAAGAGAATGTCTGAACTGAAAGCAAAGAGAGAATCTAAACTTGCAAAGACAGTTAAAGAATCTACTCTTGAAAGAGCAAGACATCTTACAGAAGATAATGTTGATATTCTTAAAGACATCGTTAAGAGAAAACAGAATCAACAGGTTAAACTCAAAGACGGTAAGTTGAGAGTAGACCTATTCTCTGCTTCTGCAATCGTTCAAGTCTATGATGCAGTCAACGCCTCTAATAAAAAGAAGATGGCAGATATGTTGAATGGCAACAAGGCACAGTTTATGAAGATTGCTGACTTTGCAATGTCAAAGGTAAAATAATAGATGGCACAGTGGAGCAAATACACTAACGCATATCTGCCACAACAGACTACTAACCATGAAGTAGTAATGATTGCAGACCAAGATGGTAACATCATCAACACTTTTGGTGCTGCGTCTAATGTGATTATTGCGGCTGGTGGACTTGCTGGTTATTCTGGTGTTCACAAATACGGTGGTGTATTTGGAACTGCACTAGCAACATTCTCAACTGTATGGACTGCGGCAGATACATCTGCAACTGCACTATACAATTGGGGGCATTCTGCTGGAACACTCTCTGTAGTTTCTACAAGTGGTTCTGATGTGACTGATGTTACCATTCAAGGACTTGATGCAGACTATAATTTCGTAGAAGAGACATTTACGCTTACTGGAACGACACCAGTTGTTGGTGCAACATCATTCACAAGAGTGAATCGTGCATTTATGAATAATGTAACGAATGTTGGTAAGATTCAAGCATCTATTGGTGGGGTTGTTGTAACAGAGATTGGTGCTGATTTTGGACAGACATTACAGTGCTTCTATACTGTTCCTGCTGGTAAAACAGGATACATGACTAATATCAATGCATCTGCAAGTAAGAACCAATCAACAGACTTGTTCTTATTTCAAAGACCTTTCGGTGGTGCATTTAGAGTTGTATCTACACTTTCACTGAACCAGGCGAGTCAATCAATTGAGTTTTCTGTTCCCCTAAAATTCACAGAGAAAACAGATATTGACTTGAGAGTTCAAGGTTCATCTAATGCAACAATATCTGCTGACTTTACAATTATTCTGGTGGATAACACATAATGAAAACATTTAAGAAATTTTTAGAAATCCATCATCACGACAATCCAAAACTAGGATTGAAACATATGATGTATCATGCATTTGCATCTAAAGATTTAGATGTTGATGGTGATGTTGATGCTTTAGAAAAGTCTGTTCCAGATGAAATTACTGGAACTGAAACACCAGATCAAACCAAGAAGATGATGAAGAAGTATAAGAAGGAAAAACAACATACTCGTGTAGGTGTTGCGAATGAAAGTAAATCCTTCAAACAAATTTATGAACAGTCATACTCTGGTGTTCCTTTCGGAACATATCAACCAATGGCAGATTTGAACGCTGCTGCTGGTGATGCTCCATTGACAAAGAAAGATTTGGATGCAGTAGAAGTTTATGCTGATAGACTATATAAAAGCGTAGGGATTGATGTTGAGTTTACTCGACACTTCCTAGATAGGGTGAACGATGCGAGAAACAAGAAACAGATTACTGTGTCAGAGCTTATACGGATGTTTAAGCAATCTCGTAAGATGCATGGTAAGAAAATTGCACAATTGGGGCCAGACGCAGAAGCGGTTCTAAACGATATGCAAACTGATATAAATATGCCTTTCGTCCTAAAGTGGGATGGTAAGGAACTTGACTTGGTTGCAAAGACAGTTATGAGAAAGTCAAACTTTGCGACCACAAACCAAAAACTATCATTCAATTAGGAGAAAGAAATGTTTGGTAAAAAGAAAAAGAAGGCAACAAAGAAGGTAGAAGAAGTTGTAACAACAGAAGTTGTTGAAACAGTAGAAACTACTGAAGAAGTTGTGAAAAAGGCGCCTAAGAAACCAGTAGAAACCTCTTGGAAGATTAGGGCAAAATAACATAATAAACAAGTGAGGTAAATATTTTATGTTTGATTTAATAAGAAATCTTTTTGGTAAAAAGAAAGAAGAAGTTGTCGAAGTAAAACCAGCAACTGCTCCCAAAAAGAAAAGAAACTACACAAGAAAGAAAACGACTACTAAAAAGTCAACAACAAGAAAGGCAAAATAATATGCTAACATGGATTAAAAAGAGAAGCAAGGAAAGAACATCTTGGGATGGTGCGGCACTTGTAGCACTTGGTGTCTTAGTTTTATTTTTGTCACCTCTTGCAAAGGTTGCTGCTGGTGCAGCAATTCTTTATGGTGGTTGGACTATCTGGAAAAGTGAATAATGCTTAAAGTATATGCATTAGTAATTATACTTGCAATATTGGGTGGTGTCGGTTATGGTGCAAAATACTATTATGACACTACCCAAAATACTATTAAAGTATTGCGAGAAAATAATGCACAACTTGAAGTAGCAGTTGATACTGCACAGGCGAGTGTTGAAACTTTGCAAGGTGATATTGTAAAGATGGCATCACTCAATCAATCTCTTCAACAAGACTTACAGAAAGCAGAAGCATACAGTGATGAGTTGAGAGGTAAACTAAGTAGACTTGACCTTGTAGTCGAGGCACTAAAAAATTCCAAAACATTGGAAGGAAAAATGAATGGCGCAACAGCGAACTTGTGGCGTGACTTCATGGATGGCACTGGTAATAACAACGAGTATCCTCTTCCTGTCTGGTTGCAGCAGTCTGATGCCGGAAACGGAAATCAAGACGGTAACAAAGATAGAGAAAACTCAAATACCAGTAGTGGCCAGGCCGAAGCCGCTCCAACTAAATGATACTAGAGTCTTTGTAGTCACTAAAGATAACTATGAAGAGTTTGTGAAAGAGTTCACTGAAACTTATGGTGAACTAGCGTTTGTTGCTTTGAGCATGAAAGATTATGAAAATCTTGCATTAAACATTGCAGACATAAAACGGTATCTGGAACAACAAAACGAAATTATTTTATATTATGAGAAGGCGGTAACTGAAGAACCAGAAAAACCAAAAGAATAATAACATCTAAGGAGAGAGAGATGAACTTTATTGTTGAACAACTTGTTACTTGGTGGCAGTTTACGGTTGTCGGTATTCTTATAATTATTGGTTGGGTAATCAACTTTTTTGGTGTAGACAACAAAGATAAAAGAATTGGTTTTGAATATGAAGAAATGCCACACATGAAACCAATCGCAATTCCAACTGCTGGTAAAGGTTTTTGGAGTGCAATCTGGATGTGGTTAATGGGTTCTCGCCATTGGGAAATTGCAAAAGACTGGCACTATAAACTAGATGGGGTTGAATATGTAATCCCTAAAGGTTTTCAGTTTGACGGTGCATCTATCCCTAAGTTTTTACATACATGGTTATCACCAGTTGGTGTCCTATTGATGGGTGGACTAGTCCATGACTATGCATACAAATATGAGACACTCAAGAAAAAAGGCAAAGGGACAATGGGCATCTTGACACAGAAGGATGCTGATGTTATATTCAGAGATATAAATATAGAGCAGAATGGATTCCACTTTCTTAACTACCTTGCATACTGGGCATTAAGATTGGGTGGATTTGTCGCTTGGAATGGACATCGCAAGGTAAATGCAAAGGTTAAGTAATGGCAACAACAGTAAAGAATTTAGAGACAGAGGTTGAACTTCTTAAAAAAGAAGTCTCTGATATGGCAAAGATTCATGCTCGTCTTGATACTGCAATTGAAAAGATTGCAGATGTCTCTACTTCTTTACACACCATTATGGCAGTCCATGAAGAAAAAATTATAAGACAGGAAGAAGCATTGGATAACCAAGAGAAAAAACTTCAAGAAAATATCATGGAGCTTCACTCTCGTATTACGACCAATGCGAAAGAACAAACTCAACTCATGAATGAGATGGAACGCAGACTTGTTGATGCAATGAAAGCACATAACAAGACTGAATCCGAAGAGTTCCAGCGTTTGAGAAACGACTTACAGAACAGAGTAGGCATACTTGAAAAATGGCGTCATCTAATTATAGGTGGTGCAATTGTGGTAGGATTTATACTCCAAAGACTCCCAATTTGGAGTTGATAAATCTATTGACTTTGAAGGTGAAATATTATATTATGAGAAACAATGAACTATATAGATACGAAATACATATCCCTTATCTCCCCTAGACTTAGGAACTTCACTAAGAAGAGTGATTACCTATGGAACTTCTCGTGTCCGTTTTGTGGTGACTCACAGAAGAACAAGAAGAAGGCAAGAGGATTTATCTATCGAACTAAGAATGACCTTTTCTACAAATGTCATAATTGTTCGCACGGCACAACTTTATCTAAACTGATAGAGTATGTCGATGCATCCACACATAAAGAATATGTGATGGAAAGATATAAAGAGGGATTAACATCTAACGGACAAGGTGATAAGACACCTGGCGCTAGTATTGCGAAACCAGATTTTGATTTTAAGAAACCTGTTTTCAAAACATCTCTAGGATTAAAATCATTTGCACAGTTGGAAGAAAATCATCCTGCTGTCAAATTTTTATTGAAAAGATCACTGCCTAGAGAAACTTGGAATGATATATATTTCTGTCCAAAATTTTTTGAGTTTACGAACAAGTTCGTTCCAAACAAATTTCCGTCACTGATGGGCGATCATCCTAGAATGGTAATACCGTTCAGAACAAAGGATGGTGAAATCTTTGCTTATCAAGGACGGGCGTTTGGTGATGAACCTCAAAAGTATATCACAATCATCTTGGACAAAGAACATCCGAAAATCTTTGGGTTGGATAGGGTTGACACTTCTAATCTTTTTTATGTCGTGGAGGGCCCTATTGATAGTCTGTTTCTGCAAAATTGTGTCGCAGTCGCACAGAGTGATTTGCGATTGCCTGAACACAAAGAAAAGGCAGTTTTAATACCAGACAATGAACCTCGTAACAAAGAGGTTTGCAGACAAATAGATAAGTGTATCCATGAAGGATACCGTATCGTTCTTTGGCCGAAAGGCACAGAAGAAAAAGATATAAATGATATGATTCTTTCTGGCAAAACGCCAGCAGAGATTCAAATGATTATACATAGTAACACACATCAAGGGTTACAGGCACAAACCGTTTTCAATTCGTGGAAACGGACATAAAAACAAACAGGAGAAATACAAATGGGCTTTGCAGAAGTTATCACTTTTCCAAAGGCCGAGGGAGATGATGGTCTTGATTTCCTCGGCATTCAAATTGACAAGACAAGAGACAAAGAATTATCAGAACAGGCATACAAACTTCTCAAAGACTATTACTGTAGAGACAACGAAGATTCCCCACAACAGGCATTTGCTCGTGCATCAGTTGCCTATTCAGATGGTGACTTAGAACTAGCACAGAGAATCTATGACTATGTTTCTAAAGGGTGGTTCATGTATGCATCACCAGTGTTGTCTAATGCACCTTTGCCTGGCGAAAAGGTAAAGGCACTTCCTATTTCATGTTTCCTAACATATGTCCCAGACTCACTAGAAGGACTAATTGACCACTCTGCTGAGTTGCGTTGGTTGTCTGTTAAAGGTGGTGGTGTTGGTGGACACTGGAGTGCTGTTCGTGCAATCTCAGATAAGGCTCCTGGCCCTATGCCGTTTCTTCATACCGTAGATGCAGACATGACTGCTTACCGTCAAGGTAAAACTCGTAAGGGTTCTTATGCTGCATACATGAATGTATCACATCCAGATATTATTGAATTCTTGAACATGAGAGTTCCAACTGGTGATGTGAACAGAAAGAACCTCAACCTACACCACGCAATCAATATCAGTGATGATTTCATGCGGGCAGTAGAAAGGGGTGAGATGTGGGACTTGAAAGACCCTAATGATGACACTGTTCGTGAAACTATGCCTGCTCGTAAGTTGTGGCAACAGATTCTAGAAGTTAGATATAGAACTGGTGAACCGTATCTAAACTTTATTGATACCGCAAATCGTGCCCTACCTCATACAATGAAGGCGAAGGGTTTGAAGATTCATGGTTCTAATTTATGTAATGAAATTCACCTACCTACTTCCGAAGACAGAACTGCTGTATGTTGTTTATCTTCTGTAAACTTGGAGAAGTTTGATGAATGGAAAGACACTACTCTTATTCGTGACCTCGTTAGGTTTCTTGATAATGTCCTACAAGTATTCATTGACAATGCAGGCGATGAAATCTCTAGAGCAAGATATAGTGCAACTCAAGAAAGAAGTCTCGGGCTTGGAGCAATGGGTTGGCACTCCTATCTCCATCAGAAGCGAATCCCATTTGAATCCGACCTTGCAAGAGAAGTGAATCGTAGAATCTTCAAACATATTAAGAACGAAGCAGTGAAGGAAACCCTTATCTTAGGTAGAGAGAAGGGTGAGGCGCCTGATATGCAAGGCACAGGTAGAAGAAATGCACACTTGCTTGCAATCGCTCCTAATGCGAATAGTTCTATTATTGTATCGACTTCACCATCAATTGAACCATCAAAGGCAAATGCATATACACACAGAACTCGTGCTGGTTCTCATTTGGTGAAGAATAAATACCTTGAACAAGAACTCATCAAAGTAAAGAAGAACACAAACGATGTTTGGTCAGATATTATCACTAATGGCGGTTCAGTCCAACACCTCGACTTCCTGTCGCAAGAAGTCAAAGATGTTTTCAAAACTGCAATCGAAATTGACCAGATGTCAATTGTTGAACAAGGTGCTGACAGACAAGAATACCTCTGTCAAGGACAATCCCTAAACCTATTCTTCCCTGCTGGTGCAGACAAGAGAGACTTACATAGAACTCACTTTGCTGCATGGAAACAAGGAACAAAAGGGTTATACTACCTAAGAACAGAAACTTCTCAGAGGGCAGAGAATGTCGCTAAGAAGGTTGTGCGTGATGCACTTAAAGATTACGAAACACAAACACTAGAGACACAAGACGAATGTGTTTCATGTCAAGGATAGGAATAGATAATGAAAGTAGAAATTTATAGTAAATCACATTGTCCATTTTGTGACAAGGCAAAATCATGGTTCAAACAACATGGTTACGAATATACAGAATACAAACTAGATAATGAAGAAGAGAGACTGGCGTTCTATCAAAGAGTCCCAGGCGCTCGTTCTGTTCCCCAAATCTTTATTGACGAAAAACTTATTGGAACTTGGGATCAGTTCAATGCAATTTCTGACCAGTTCGTGAAGAAGAAGGGTGGTGGTTTGATGGAGTTCTCAGAAACTTACAAACCTTTCCACTATCCATTTGCAGTTGAAATCACAACAAGACATGAAAAGGTTCACTGGATTGAAGATGAACTTGACTTGTCAGAAGATGTTGCTGATTGGAAATCTGGTAAGATGAACTCTGTCGAAAAAGAATATGTTACAAACATTCTAAGACTGTTCACACAATCAGATGTTGCAGTTGGACAGAACTATTATGACCAGTTCATTCCTAAGTTTAAGAATAATGAGGTTCGTAATATGTTGGGTTCATTTGCTGCTCGTGAAGGTATTCACCAAAGGGCATATGCACTACTAAACGAAACACTTGGACTACCAGACAGTGAGTATCATGCGTTTCTAGAATACACAGAGATGGCAGATAAGATTGAGTTCATGATGGACAACGATAGTTCTACTGTTCGTGGACTTGCGTTGTCACTTGCAAAGTCAGTGATGAATGAAGGTGTCGCTTTATTTGCATCCTTTGTCATGCTTCTCAATTTCCAGAGATATGGAAAGATGAAAGGCATGGGTAAAGTTGTTGAATGGAGTATTAGAGATGAGTCTATCCATGTGGAAGGTATCTCTAAAGTATTCAAGGCGTTTTGTGCAGAACATCCTCGTATCGTGGATGACGAATTTAAGAAAGATATATATGAGATGGCAAGGGTTGCAGTTAAACTTGAGGATAAGTTTGTTGACCTTGCATATAAACTTGGAACTATTGAAGGATTAGAAGAGTCTGAAGTGAAACAGTATATTCGTTACATTACAGACAGACGCCTAATTCAATTGGGACTAAAGGGTAACTATAAAGTAAAAGAAAATCCCCTACCATGGCTTGAGTGGGTTCTGAATGGTGCAGACCATACAAACTTCTTTGAGAATCGTGTTACAGAATATGAAGTCGCTGGACTGAAAGGTAAATGGGATGATGTATACGAAGAAGTGGCATGAGCAGAAAATTACTACAATGCGATGACTGTGAAGCATCCTTTGAATTGAAGCACGATTTGGATGAGAACTACTACTCAGTAACTTACTGTCCATTTTGTGCTACTAAGTTAGAATTAGAAGATGAACTGTATGATGGAGATGAAGATGAGTGGTAAAGGGAGTAAACCTAGACCTATAAATAATCGTGAGCAATTTGAATCCAATTGGGATCGAATATTTGGGATGAAAAATAATGAAAACGCAAAGCGCAAAAGCGAAAGGCAGGAGACTGCAACAGTGGGTAAGAGACAAACTAGTTGAAGAACTAGATGTTCACCCAGAAGATATTGAATCTCGTTCTATGGGTGCTGGTGGTGAAGACTTGATTATGGCACGAGCCGCAAGAGAGAAATTCCCCTATTCCATTGAATGTAAGAATGTCGAAAAACTTAATGTTTGGGACGCATATACTCAAGCAGAATCCAACAGTGGAGATTATGAACCTATTGTTGTTATGAAGAAGAACGGTAAGAAACCATTAGTGGTTGTAGATGCCGAGTATTTTGTGAGGTTACATGACAGAAGCAGTTAAACAGAAATACATTGAACAGTATAAACTTTATCATAATGATGGTTGGGGTGATGGTGTATCTTATCCAGCACAACATCAATCAATTGTTAATCTGGTAAAAGATACAGAATCTAAAACACTGTTAGATTATGGTTGTGGTAAAGGACAACAGTATTTCAAACTAGGACTTCATAATGAGTGGGGGTTTATGCCTACTCTTTATGACCCCTCAATCCCAGAATGGGATAAACTTCCAGAACAAGTCTTTGATGGTATATACTCTACAGATGTTATGGAACACATCCCAGAAGAAGTTATCCCAGAAGTCTTTAGTTGGATTTTCACACACGCAACTAAATTTGTATTCTTAGGTATCTGCACCAGACCAGCAGTTGCAATTCTGCCGAACGGCGAAAACGCCCACTGCACAGTCAAACCGATTGAGTGGTGGACAGATATGATTAACAGATACAATCCAAATAATATCTACACACATCTAAGATGTTATGGTAACAGCAATGGTTATGAAGTTTTGAATGTTGAGAAGAATGTTCGTTCCAGTTGGGACTAGTGCATTTTTGGAATAGCAGTTATGCCAAAAAAATATTGCTGTGCAATAAAAATGTCAGTTATACTGACATAAATATCTTTGTAAATCCCCAAAGGAGAAACAACAATGTGGCCTTACACCGATGAGGAATGGGATGCTTTGAGCAGACCAAAAAACAAATAACAAGGGATGCGATTGCGTCCCTTTTGTAATTTTGAAGGAATGAAATAAAATGTCAAAATGGATAGCAAAACTATTTGAAATGAAAACAAATCGTTCTGATATTGTAAGATTTATTAGAACAGAGTATTACAAAGATACTAAACACTTGAAGGATGAGGATTGCCTTGCCTTCTACCAACACATTACACACAAAAGGAGAATATAATGTCAATTGGACTAGTCTTAAAACACACCTATCAAGAAACCTGTGAAATCTGCGAAAAGATTGCAAACTTAACTTCCGTAGTTTTTAATAAGATAATTACAACTTTTGAAATTATGGGTGCTGCTCGTGCGGCAAGTCAACTCGCACAAATGGGTTACTATGAAGAAGCAAAACACCTAATGTTAGAGGTTGCAAAAAAGAAATGAAAAGTTTTCTTACTCACCTTATTGATTGGTTTACTGTGGACAGTTTCACCAGACAACGCAGGCGGGAAGAGAAATACCTTGCCAAATCAGTTGATCTCGTTGACTTGGAAAGAAGACAGAAAGAACTGCAAAGAAAAGGTTATCTAATATAAGTTTTTCTTATACCCCTATAAAAAACTTCAGTGCTAAAAAGTGTTGATTTTTTGTGCAGTTTTCCTATATAATGGTATCAATTAGTAAATCATTATTTACTAATATTTTACTACTACTGTCCAATCGGGCAAGGAAAATTTTATGAAAACTTTAATCGCACTTTTAGCATTGACTTCAACTTCTGCATTTGCATTTATTAACGATGGTAACGGTAACACCTCTGGTGGTGCTTCATCTACAATGAACGGTGATGCAGAGGGAACTGGAACTGCAAACTTCACAATGTCATTCTCTGGTTCTGCAAGAACCAAAGGTAAGTTCAAGGCAGATGGTGAAGGCGATCTACAAAATATGTTCACTGGTAACGATTATCAGTATCGTCCATACTACTATCCTAACCAAGAAAAATAATCCCAATCGGGACATTCAAAACCCTGTAAGTCATTGATTTTACAGGGTTTTTTTTATGCCATTTTTTGCTAAAAAGTGCTTGACAAACTTGTTCTGATAACATATACTGTATATGTAAGTTGAGAGAAAGAGGTAAATTATGACTAAAATCGTTTCAAATGTTGATGAAATCGTTTCAGAAATCTGTGATTTCGTTGCATATGTAGATTCATTCTACAATGCAAAATCTGGTATCTACCCAATTAAAGGTATGACTAATAGAATGGTTTTGAATGCTACTAAGAAATACATTGCATCTCTAAATGATGAAATGACATGGGGTGGTGGTGACTCCCTCGACAGAGAAAGAGTTCGTGACATCATCCTTGAAGACAACCGCCTAGAGTGGATTAACTAAGGAGAATATTATGGGATTGTTAGTAGATGTATATAAGAACGGCAAGTATGATTGCACAAACGGTGGTGTTTCATCACGCAACATCAAAGGACTTTGTTTGACAAATGTGGATGGGCCTTTCGATCCATCTGATGATTACCCTGCCGCAAAACTGGTAAAACAGACTTTCGGTTTCGGTTCTTCTGTGAAAGTGATTCCAGAGGAAGCAGAGGGTAAACAGACTATGATGGGTGGCAACTATGCCGCAACATCTGATTCACGGTTTAGTAATAAAATCGAAGAGATGTTGGGTGTTCACTTTTATGGTGCTGTTCCTATCCATGATCGTGTGGAATAAATGCCAAAAAGTGCTTGACATTGTTGTTCTGATAACATATAATGTAAGTATAGTGAGAAATGAGGTGAAATTATGAATGACTTAGTAAAACATATCGAGGCAATCAATGCCAAAACCCAAGAGTGGATTGATGCAAATCCAGGCAGTTGGGCTGGTATGATTACTACCGATATTGAACACTGGAAAGAGTATGGTATTACCACTCCTGCCCAGTATGATCGCTATATGTTGGAACAGGCAGTGTATGAAACACACAAGGATGCATATGGTGTGAAAGGTCGTCATTATGATTTCGACAACATGACTGATGAAGAACTCAAAGATGAGTATGAACATCTCTGCAAAGTCGCCAATGAAGAGTATGAGAGGGAACAGAAGTTCTATGCTGAACAAGTAGAAGAGTTCAAAGAACTTGTTCAGAAAACTATCGCCTTGGGTGCTGGTGATGAAGAAACCGCTTTGCGTTGGTTGACTGCTGGACAAGAGTTCTACCACATACAAGATGTGGAAGGTTGGGTTTATGACTACAATATTCTGTTTACAGATTATGGTAGGGAACTTGTGAAGAAGTTGGAAAATATTGTAACTTATAAAGAATGGTTGGAGGCCGCTTAAGATGAATGATGTGATTCGTGATATTGAGGTTCTAGAGAATCTTGTAATTGCAATGAACGAGGGTGCTTCTGATGAGAAATATGCTGCTCTGTGGGCAGTAGAGAAACTTCTCATTGAGAAGAAGGACATAGTTCGTAAATTTGAATATGAAATGGAAAAGGAGTTCGCAAATGATTCGCTCAAAATCGCTGTCTAATGAGATTGTCATTGACCTAACTGGCCCAGAGGGTAATGCTTTTGCCCTAATGGCAAATGCAAGTAGGTTTGCAAAACAGTTAGGACTCAATGGCGCCAATATCATTGAAGAGATGAAATCTGGAGATTACGAAAACCTTGTCTCAGTGTTTGATAAATACTTTGGCGATTATGTAATCCTAGAGAGGTAATCAAATGACTGCTATAGAACATTCAATTATTGCAACAATCTGTCTTGCTGCCTTCTATTACTTTGGAAGGTATCAAGGACAGAAGTTTAAGGTTGAAGGTGCCATTGAAGCAACCCTAGATATGTTGGAAAGAAACAATTATATCAAAGTTAAGGTTGACGAAGAAAATGGCGAAAAAGAGCTTATTCCGCTTGACAAGTAGTTTAGGATTTGGTAATATGGAATGTAATTTGGGAGTTTAATTATGAAGAAGAGTGAGAAAATTGGATGTATGTTTATTATGAAACTCTAGAGGAGGCAATTGCCGCCGCTAAAGAAATGTGTGCTGTTTTAGAAACCTATGTAAAAATCACCAAGTGTAAGGGTGGTTATGAACTTTTTGGAACAGGTGAATTTGTAATGGAAGTTAAGGAGTAAAAATGAAAAAACTTGTAATTGCGTCTGCTATCGCATCAATGATTTCTGCACCAGTATTTGCTGCAGAGAATGTTAAAGTGATGGACGAATATAAAACCATAACGAAACAGATACCACATACTGAAAAAGTATGCTCTACGGTTGATGTTCCAATTTATGGACAGGGTAATGTAGATACTACTGGTGATATGATTATTGGTGGTATTATTGGTGGAGTTATTGGCAACCAGATTGGTAAAGGTGGTGGTAAACAGGCCGCAACAGGCATTGGTGCTATGACAGGTGCTATCATTGGTAATAACAACGCAAAAAATCGTAATCAACAGATTGTTGGGTATCGACAAGAACAGAGATGTTCTAACAATACTACATATACTACAGAGACATATGAAGTTTATTCTCACAGTGTGATCATATTCTATGAGGATGGAAAAAGATATGCTCTAAGGTTTACGAAGTAGTAACTAGTTGGGTTAAGAAATCTGCCCTTAGCTCAGCTGGATAGAGCAACGGCCTTCTAAGCCGTGGGTCGGGGGTTCGACTCCCTCAGGGCAGGCCAACTACTAATATGAGGATATAATGTATAGACAATATAATAATAATTTTAAGAGAAAAAAATTTAATAAAGAAGAAAAACCGCAAGGTTTGACAGTTACAGTTCGTAACGATGATGTGAATGGTGCATTGAGGGTCTTGAAAAAGAAGTTGATTAAAGATGGTCTTTTTCAAGAACTTAGAGAAAGAAGTTTCTACGAAAGTAGAGGAACAAAACGCCGAAAGGCAAAGGCTGCTGCAACTAGAAGATATAAACGAAAGATGCAGAAGAGAATGGATGAACTTGGTTACTAATTTTTTTGAGGTGATACTATGGCAAGGCGTAAAGTCGAAACAGACGCCACTCTTACTAAAAAGAGAAAAACCCGAAAACCTATGTCAGAAGAGCAGAAGAAGGCCGCTGCAGAGCGCCTTGCGAAGGCTCGTGAAAAACGACTAAAAGAAAATCCCCCAGAATATAAATCTATTCACCCAGATGTTTTGGCAAAGGGTGACGATCATGCTTGGTCACATAAAAAAGTCAAAGAGTGGATTAAGACACAAAAAGGACTTGCGGCCGCAGAACGGGCTGCCGCACGAAAGAATGTTAAAGGTGCGTTGGCAAAACAACTTCAACATGAAGGTTATGTTCGTAATATGGAAACATACCTTAGAACAGGAATTTGGTTGGATATGTTTTGGGGCGAATACCAACAGAACAGAGTTAAGAATATCTGTCTAGTCATGGCATACCATGAAGATGGAACACCAAAACGGAATATCGGGACTTGGTATCCCGATTTACAGACCGAATGGACTAGAGAGATGGAAGAGGAAGATGGTTACTATGCCAGACGAAAAAGGTAAGGTCATTCAGTTTCCATTGAAACTCGATCCAAAAAATCCAGTTCATATTGATGATACTGCTTTACAGTTACACACTGATTTGAAGTTTGCAGACCATCTTACAGAAGGATTGGTTGTCAACTTAATTCACAACATGGGTGAGAATGAGGTTGATACTAGTGACCCTAACTTTATTAGAGATATTGGGTTTTTGATTGAATTGGTCAAGTCTACAGTTTATAGGGATATGGGAATTAAACATCCAATGCAAGGATTAGTAGATTTGTTTGTAGAGTCTGCACACGATGAAACACAAGGACTCTATACTAGGTTTGATATGGAAGCATTGGAAGAATTTATTGGAGATGATAAAGAATAACGCCGCTGTGGCTCAACGGTAGAGCAACTGATTTGTAATCAGTAGGTTGGAGGTTCGATTCCTTTCAGCGGCACCATGCGGGCATCGTATAATGGTAATACCTCAGATTTCCAATCTGATGCTAGGAGTTCGATTCTCCTTGCCCGCTCCAAAAATCTATTGACATTATTATTGTCATGGGTTAATATATAAAACTATGAAAATATAAGGTGAAAATACCATGATACTTGTTGACATGAACCAAGTGACCATCAGCAATTTGATGATGTCCATCGGTTCAAAACGACAGAATGATGTCGATGAAAATCTGGTTCGCCATATGGTATTGAACTCGTTGCGTATGTATCGCTCTAGGTTCAGTGAAGAGTATGGTGAGTTAGTTCTTTGTTACGATAGCAAGAAGTATTGGAGAAGAGATTTCTTCCCCAACTATAAATCTAATCGTAAGAAAGATAGAGAAGCGTCTGGACTTGATTGGACAACTATCTTTGAAACACTGAATAATATTCGTGATGAAATCAGAGACAACTTCCCATATAAAGTTCTAGAAGTAGAGGGTGCAGAGGCAGACGATTGTATTGCTGCTGTAATTGATTATGTTTCTAAAACACCATCTGCATTTGAAAATGTTCTTATCTTGTCTGGTGACAAGGATTTTATACAGTTGCAGAAACACAACTTTGTAAAACAATATTCACCAGTGCTCAAGAAGTTTGTTAATGGGCAAGACCCTCGCATATATATTAAGGAACATATATTGAAAGGCGACAGGAGTGATGGTATTCCTAACTTCTTATCGTCTGACAATACATTTGTAGATGAGTTGCGTCAACGCCCTCTTGCAAAAAAGAAACTGGAAACTTGGGTAGGCCTTGAACCAGAAGATTTTTGCTCAGAGGAAATGATGAGAAATTATCAACGCAACAAAACTTTGATTGATTTGGAGTGTATTCCAAGTGACTTGAAGGATAGGATTCTTGTTGAATATGAGAAACCACCGAAAGGTGAAAGATCAAAACTACTAAATTATTTCATACAAAAGAGATTGAAAAATCTCATGAATGACATTGGAGACTTTTAATATGGCAAAAGACACATATACACCTCTACTTTCTGAGGTTCTAAAGAAAGTTCATAACGCAAAAACTAAGGATAAGAAGGTTGAACTTCTTAAAGAATATGATTGCGAACCGCTTCGTATGGTTTTGAAATCATCATTCGATCCAAATATCGTTTGGTTGATTCCAGAAGGTGAAGTTCCTTACACAGCGAATAATGCTGAAGAAGGAACTGAACATACGGTTTTGCGTAGAGAAGCAAAAAAACTATATCGTTTTATTAAAGGGGGTGATGACCAATTGCCTCAGTTCAAACGAGAAAATCTTTTCATCCAAATTTTGGAAGGATTACATTCATCTGAGGCGCAACTTCTTGTTGACGCTAAGGATAAGAAACTGCACCAAGTGTATAAAGGATTATCTGAAAATGTAGTCAAAGAAGCATTTGGTTGGACTGATAATTTTACAAGGAGTTAATATGAAAGAAAATTATCAACATTGCTTGGAAATGATACTTCACCATGAAGGTGGGTATGTGAACCATCCAAAAGACCCCGGCGGTGAAACCAATCTTGGAGTCACTAAAAGAGTCTATGAAGAATGGGGTGGAACTAAGGACATGAAAGACCTAACGGTTGAAGATGTCGCACCTATCTATGAAAAGAATTATTGGGGAAGGGTAAAAGGCGATGAACTACCTAGTGGTTTGGATCTGTGTGTGTTCGATTTCGGTGTTAATGCTGGCACTGGGCGAGCCGCTAAGTATCTACAAACTCTTGTTGGTGCCGGTGCTGATGGTGCTATTGGCCCTAACACTTTACGACAGGTAAATGCATATGTCGAAGAGAATGGTTTGGAAGAAACCATCAAGGCGTATCAAGATGCTCGACAAGGATACTATGAGCAACTTTCCACATTTGAAACCTTTGGGCGTGGTTGGACTCGCAGAGTTAAAGAAACCACAGAAGAAGCACTAAAAATGTGTTGACATTTAGTGTCCTTTCGGATACTATAAAAGAATGGTGAGGGCGACACCTCTCTCTCAACTCTCTCTCAAGTTGTTCTCACCATACCCTTTAAAGCCCTGTAAGTCGTTGATTTTACAGGGCTTTTTTTTAGCAAAAAGTGCTTGACAAGGTTGTTCTGATAACATATAATATACATATAGTTTGAGAAAAGAGGTGTTTTTATGAACTACATTGAAGTCACTGGTGGAAACAAGTTCCAGAGAGCAATCGCAGAAAAGGTTGTTCATGAGATGATTTCTGCTCTACTTCCTAGATTTCGCACTTTAGAGATTGAAGTGAAAATCAAGAAACTGACTGGCGATGCTGTTGGTTGGTGTATGATGGAAGACACTAATCGTGAGTTCACCATTGAGGTTGCAAACAACCTAACTCTTAAAGATTTCATTACTACCATTTGTCATGAGATGGTTCATGTTAAACAGTATGCTCGCAAAGAGATGGACTGTTATGGTAAGAAGTGGAAAAAGAAAACAATCCCAGAAAAAACTGACTACTATGACTTGCCTTGGGAAAAGGAAGCATATCGTATGCAAGATAAACTTGCTCAGTTGGTTTGGGATGCCGATATTCTGTAAAATAATGCTTGACAAGGTATTGACAATTTGATAATATTGCTATGTAAGGTGAGAGAAAGAGGTAAATTATGATTCTATATGGTAAGAAATTTGAAGTTGAGTTGTGGAACTGGTTGGAAGAAAAACTTGAACCTGCCACTGCTGAGGTTATTGATCAATTGGACGGGCCTTACAGAGAAGACTTTGTAACGGTTCAATACTCTGATGGTGCAGTCAAAGATATGCCTATCAGTTCTTTCGTAAAACAAATCGTGAAGGAGATTATATAATGAAACAAGTTGCTGTAATTCACACTGCTTTTGAAGATTCACCTCGCACTGTTGCGTTTGTGAATGTTCCAGATGAGTTTTCTGCTGATATGGCATTAGAGTATGCCTTTCGTAAAACACAGAACATCGAAGGTTCTTGGAGTAAACCACAAGTCTTTGAGTTCGATGGTAAGGTAATTCAGAACGGTGACTTCTCTGAAGATGTTACTGTTATGGCTTCTCTTCCTGTTGAGGGTGGAGTTGAGTATGGATTGCGTTCTACTTCTGTGAATGATCAGATGTTGTTTGGAACTACCAAGTATCGTGTTGCGTTTGCTGGTTTTGAGGAAATTGTATAATGAGTAATGCAGTAAACGACATGGTTAAAGAAGAGATCGTGGATGAAGTCTTG